AACATCATAATTGATGATGGTGACCCCATCATTTCTTGCATTCTGTGCACTCACTTTGCCATTGACAACTGTGACGTTTCCATGGTAGCCAAGTTTTTCAAATGCAGCTTTCCAGACATTTTTCACAATGGCTGGGCAAATGATCAGAGCTGGCAAATGCTCAAGTGCTGCAGCTGCCGTTGGCAATGTTTTGCCCACTCTTGGCTCATCGGCCAAAATGGCTCGCTTGGTGTTTAAGAGAAAATCTCTCGATATTTCTTGATGGGGGAAAAGCATTTTTGATCCAGTTTTCAGTTAATGAATCCTCAGTATATATTAAATTTTGTGAAATTGTGGGAAATTTTGAGAATTTATGTTATAGTGATTCCACCAACACAATTCGGTGTCGGTATTTTTTAAACTGTAAACTGGAGTAAATATGTCAAAATTTGTAACTGGCAAAGGCCGTTTTTCTTTCCTCAATTGGGCCAGTCCCAAGATCAATGAATTGTCTGGAAAAGAGGAGTTTTCCACTGAATTCATCATTCCCAAAGGTGACACGCAAACCATTGCTGGCCTCAAAGCTGCAATGAAAGGTGCACTTGATAAAAAGTGGAATGGGAAATATCCAGCCAATCTGCGCAATCCTTTGCGTGATGGTGACATTGAAACCAAGCAAGATGGCACACCATTGCCTGATCAATACAAAGGCAGCTTTTTCATTCGATGCAAATCCAATGAAAAGCCTGGTGTCATCGATGCAGAGGGCCAGCCAATTCTGGCAGCCAATGATTTTGTCTCTGGTGACTGGGGTCGTGTCTCTGTGACTGCTTATGCATATTCCCAAGCTGGAAACAATGGTGTAGCATTTTGGCTGAACAACATCCAGTTGCTCGAGAAAGGTGACGCACTAGGGTCCAAAGCCTCGGCAGTGGATGATTTTGGAGTGGCCAAAACCGCTTTCCAAGACTCTAATATTCCTTTCTAAACCAATATGTATCAATATCTGCTGAATCAATTTGGTGTTCGTTTAACTCTCGATGAAGTGGCTGGAGTGCTGAAAGTGCCAATCGGTACGATCTATAACAAACGCTCTAAAAATGAGCTGAGTTTTCGCACATACAAAGATGGACTCAGAGTGTTTGTGGACACCAAAGATTTGGCAGATTACTTGGATAAAACAAAATGAAATTCCCAAATATAAAACAATACACACCAGCAGATAAAACCGATGTAATGACCACATGGAAACGATTCGGTTTTATCCCTCCAAGTGAAGATGCCAATTACCAGCGCAAATGGACACTGTATAAGTATTCAATCAACGCTGCTGATTACAATATCAAAAATGTTTGATTGGTTTAATATTTTTATGTGGGCAATCGCTCTCGGCTTGCTGGGATTGATTGCCTTTATTTTTAGCACCATTGGATTGATGGTTTATCTATATCTGAAAGAGCATTAGGCTCCACAGATTCTTTCGCATTGGTGCATCACTGCAATGCGCTGCTCTGCACCAAACAATCCCCCATTGATGATTTCTGTGAGTTTGTTGTAATTTTTGGCCTGTGCAGCCTCATTGCACTTATGCGTTTTCCAATACCAGCCACCAATTTGTGCAGCATATTTGGGTGTGCGTGCCAGGTCAGGATTGTGTACCAGATCAATGCCCAATGCTTGGCCAGCATGGTAAAAATTATCATGCCCAGTCAACTGACAAATTGCTGATCCTCTGAAACGCCAGCCATCTCCTGATGCCTCATCTCGATTGCCCATCCGATTTGAGTAAATGTGATTGGCAATTTTTTCTGGCTGATGGGCATACTTTAAAGCCTCATCCATCGATGGAAACCGCTTTGGCCACAATTTCATCAGCGTCTCTGGCCGATAGTTTAAATTCTCACTCAAATCTTTAAAGTGATTTGACTCATATGAGAATTGGCCAATGAAACACGCCTGTTCTTCAATCGTTGAAATGCCCCATCGATCAAATGTGTCATTGAGTGGGATTGTCCAAACTGAATCGATCTTCAGCTCGATCAGCTGCTCTGATGTGATCATTTCACGCCCCCATTGACTGTTTCCATCACTTGGTTGTAGGTGGCAATGCAACTGTTGAGCTGGATGATTGCATTGTCTCCATCTGCTGCGATTTGGACAATATCTTTAAGAGCCTGTCTTGTAGAATCGGCTCCATTGGTTGGATTTCCGTTGGCAGTGGTGGCATCTGAATTGGCTTGTAAGGCACAACTGGAGGGGAGCTGCAGCCGACCAGCATCGATGTCAGCATCAATGCTGCTTTGCTTGGATTTGTTTTCATCTTTTGATTTCCTGAGTGCTGCGCCAGTTTGCGCCAGCTTTTTGTTCAGCTCGGATTCTTTGGCTCTTGCTTCTTGATTAAGCCTGTCAATTTCAACTTGATCTTCAGCCATGCGTCTTTGATAACCATGATGATCGCTGACATAATAACCTCCTGTAATGACCAAAAAAATTCCAAGCACTTTCAAGATAAGTGCATGGGCCTTCAACATTGGTAGAAACCCCACCAAATATGAAAGAGTATATGCAATCACTCCACCGATCAGCGCAATGATTGCAATGTAATAAAACAAATCATCAAAAAACCATGAAAGCCAACTAAACATTTTTTGTGCTTTCTCGAGCCTGGGCAGTCCTCAAACGCTCCTCTGGGTCTTCCAATGTTGGCGGACCAGCTGGTGGTGGTGGTGCAGTCCAATTGGTTGATGGGGCCATCATAACCACTGGTGGTGGTGGGGGAGCCACATATGCTGCAGTATTGCCTTTGGCTGCATTCATCATGTTGGTGGCCTCATTGCTGATGCCTTTGGTCATAATACCGCCAATGCCCCCCACAATCAAAAGCACGATGTCATTGAGCATTTTGGTGAATGCCTGGTCAATTGGGGCCATGGCTTTGATAGGCTGGCTCACAAACATCACGCTATAGATCAGCGTGACCACGATGAAAAACAAAATCAAAGTAACGACAATGATTACAAATGCCCTGACTCTGACCTCGATGTCATCTGCATTGAGTCTGTCCTTGGGACTGTTGAGTAATGCCAGCAGTATTTCCTTCAATTTTCTTCTCCAATATTGGGGCCACTAGATAATCTGGACAATCTTGATCAAACTCACATCTTGGCCTTTGACAAACATCTTTGCTAAAGTTTTCAGGGTCTTGGCAAAAGTACCTATAAACATTGTCTTTGCAACCTGTACACAAAAATGGAAAAAGTATACATATCAACAATGATGTGTATAAAAAATTGCATTTTTTAATCATTTTCCCTCAATTCTGGTCAAAGCCTTATCAACTCGAATTTCCATTTTTCTGACATCGGTATACATCCACGCCAGCAATGGCAAAAAAAGCAAAATCACGATGAGCAAAATCACAATCAATATTAAAGCTGGTGTGTCAGACTTAGAATCATTCCCCACATCCACAGAATCATTAGAACTGTAATTGCTGAAACCACCATTCGATTTTTGATTAAATCCGCTTTTTGGTTTTGTTGCCATTGTGCTTTCCTCTTTGCCAACAACTCCTCTCGTCTTGCAAGTGCTTGGACATTTGCAATGTGCCCAATTTGTTCATTGACCCTTGAATACAAATCTTTCAACTCACTTGGCACATGATAGACCATGTAATTTGAAAGCTCAGAATTCAATTTTTCCATTTGTAAATCAGCAATGACCAACTTGATGGCAATTTCGTTGCCTTCCTCGTTGGTGGCGTGCAATGCCAGCTCCTCTTGTTCTTTTTTATAGTTTTTTAGGCCATTGTAGGCTTGAAAGAATTTGATCAATGCATCACTCACTTGCTGGTAAATGAGATTTTCATCAAACTCTGGTGGTGGTTCTTTCTTCTTTTTAACCTTCTTGGCGGGTTGAGCAACTTGTGGTTGCTCTTCCTCTTTCTTGCCAAATACGGCGCTCAAGAACCCAAGAAGACCTTTGGCTTTCTTTTGTACTGTCTTAACATCTTTGACAACTCCATCAACTTCCTTGGCGATGTCAGTAACAATTTGCCTTCCTTCCTTGTACATTTCACACGCATCTTTGCAGAGTTTGAAAGCTCCACTTGCAAGTGCGACAAGGGTAAATGGATCAATTTTTAGAACCCAAACAATTTATGGAAAAAGGTGGCTGCCACGCCTGGTCCAAGTAAAACCAAAGCCATCACTGTATAAAGCAAATACTCAATCTTGGTCATTCTCTTTTCACCAGCCGTCAAATGCTCTTGGATGATTCTGTATCTCTCAGCACATACTGCCTCATGCACTGCCAGTCTTTTGTCGGTTTCAGCGTCCATTGTCCACCCTTAAATGATGGCCAATTTTAAAACAATTCCAATGCCTTGACCACCTCATCAGGATCGACAAATGCATCATGTTTGTATTCTTGATCTTCCCACCACAAAAACTGGTCTTTGACCAGATAATCCCGACTTTTAATCAAATTGACATTCTCTGGATGGCCAAAGATCAATGGGTCCGATACTGACCAAAGCACAATGCCAGGCTTTTTCTCGATGTATCCCAAATGCTGAAAGAATGAATCGCATGAAATCCATGTCCGACATTGCATCAGCAATTCTTTCAATTCATCCAATGGCAAATCGGGTCTGAAATCTGGCCATATTTGCTTTTCACCACTGACCCCAATTTGTATCACTTTTTCTTTAATTTCCATCAATAAAACTGACCAATATGGGTAATTTTTAGGGTTTTCCCGACCATTCATCAGCTTTTTGGAGTATGGGGAAACAATGATCATAAGTACATCTTTCTGAATGCCTCATTGAGTGAGCCTGTCCACTTCCATTGGGCCATTTTCAAATATATGTTCCACTGGTCGATGTCACCAAAAAATGCTTTGGCTGCAGCAATCGATTCGCCTGGCACAATGTCTGGGTAGCAGCTGAATACAATTGGGTTTTTGATATAAGGCAATATTTCAGAAAATACCAAATGATCCCCCATTCCACAATTGAGAACAACAATTGTGTTGTTTTTAAACTTTTGAAAGTTTTGAAATATTTGCTCATCATGCGCATACATTGATTGATCAGTTTCTGACCTGATGCCACCACTTGGATTTTTTAAATGCCAAGTGACCGCATTGGGCACCACATAAAGATCATATCCTTTTTGATGTAAAGCATTGCTAAACAATGTTTCTTCCCTGTGGGCCACTTTTGAAAGCCCCAAGTGATAATCCACAATGCCAGCTCGATATAAAAATGAACAATGCAAATGCTCGACCTTTTTGCGTTTGTGAATATATTTCCATTGGATGTTTGGCTCTGCATCGATGTTGGCCATGGTGGCCGTTGGAAATGATTCCTCAAACTGCAATGGTGGTGTCAATATCGAGCCACCAACTGCGCCCAAATTGGGATCATGCAGCGTCCAGCTGAACAATTCATGCAGCACATTGGCCTCTGGGATGGCATCATCATCCATGCGCCAAACCCATTTGTATCCCATTGTGTTGGCCGCTTGATGGTTGTGATGTGTGCCCTTTTTGGCAGCAAACCGCCATTCCCACTCGATGCCTTTGATGTCCATCATTTGAAACAGATTTTTATAAATCAGCTCATTTCTGACATCCCTTGGATTTTCATTGTCATCAAAAATGACCACTTTGTCTGGCCGTTTGGTCTGATTGATGATGGCAGCCAAAGCCAATGGCAGCGTTGTGTCATATCTGCCTCGAGTGCCAATGCTGCATAAAACCTTATCCACGATCCCACCTCAGAATCATCAAATTGAATCGATTGTGTTCAGTCAATGATCTTGGCTCTGATGTGATGGCTCCATGCTCGCTGATGTATTCCACATCAAAATCAAAGAAATTGGTTTCATT